GGTTAGGCATCCTTGCCTTCCTTTCTTTTCAGTTTCCATTTCTCGTAAGCAGTCAGTGTTTCCTCTTCAGGTGGTGGATTATACCACGGGTCATGCTCCCAGTCAATCTCTGGATGCGCTTGCTTGAATATGGCAATGCGCCTTTTGATTTCTTCTGGTGTTGCCTTGCTCATCCCCAATCCTTGAAGTCGTCCTGCTCTAGGTATGCCTTCATGTAGGCTTTCTTCTGCTCGTCTGTCATGTCCTGTGCAGACACACGGGTGCCTTTGTAAGTACCTTCAGGCCAGTAGTGCGGGTCATACGGCCTACCATAGTAGGCATCTGCACCGCCTCTGTCAGAGGGTGAGCCGTGGCCTTCCAGCCAGTCAGGTCGTATCTGTAATACGTTAGAACTTCTTCGATTTATCTCAGTCATTTTGCAGTCTCCTTGTACCAGACCCACTCATTGATGGTTGGGTCATGCAGAATCAGTGCTTCTGTCCCATGCAGACGCATGTAGTAGCGTGCGTCCTCTTGGGTAAAGTTGGTTACACCGTCTTTCAGACGGGCTACGGTTGCGGCATCAATGCCGTTGTATTTTTTAGTCATTCTCAGTCTCCGATACTTCTACTTCGACATCTTCCAAGGCGATGCCGCCAAATATTTCCACGCTATTACACGCATCAATACATACATCATCACTACAGACATAGCCAAGATTGTCTATGACTTCTTCGATATACCTATGCACCTGATAATGTATTTCATCCTCGATTAACTCCAAGAAGTCTTCTTGGTTGTCTGCAGATGCAAACAGGTGATGCAATTCACCCAATGGAATATCAAATGAGATTTCCACTGATGCTGTGGCATGGCCTTTGGCTACGCCATCTACTATTTCAAACTCTTTCATTGCCAAATTCTCCATTGTCATTATCACGATGTTGGTATGCCCACTCTTTTGCTTGTTCAAGCAAGACAGCCAGAGAACCACCATACACTCCTGTCACACGGGTTCCCTTGTAATCCCCACCTACCCATTCGGTACACCAGCGTCGGGGCAGTACAGGATTGTTCCACTGGGTTGTCTTATCAGACAGCCATACTTGGACTGTGCCAATGTCGTGCTTGTCCTGCATCACGTACAGGAACAAATCACCATCAATTTCTACTCGTACTGTTTCAGACATTTTCATGCTCCTTTATGTAAACATACTCTTTGGCAAATTGTAACAAATCCGACACATCGTGTGCGTTCAGCATCCGAATGACATCATCGTCATAGTCCTCGCCTACCCAATTCGTAGCCCATACATTGCAGGGTACAAAGTGTGCATCGCAGAATAGTGCCACCTCTACAAGGTGACGTGGTGCGCCTTCTTGTGAGATTGAGAACAAGTGCCGCTCATCTAGTCGCATTTTAACATTCATATTTCATTATCCTCTTTATGCTTGGTCTTTCTGTTATAGCTTCCCTTACCCTTTAGTGGGTTTATCATTTGTCTTGCGTAGTGCTTGCTTTGTAGCAGTCTAGCAAATGGATTTGGTTTGTTGCGTTTCATAATACAGGGATAGTAGCAAGCCTAGTGCGTGATGTCTAATCACGAATTGTTACAGTCTGTAACATTTTGTGATGTTGTGCGTGCATTTTGTGTCTAGTGCTTGCATTAAATATGTGATATAATCCCTTCAACTATTGTGACGGGTTGCAATAGTTATAGCTAAATTATATTTCATAATATATTTATTTATAACTAATTCCCCTATTAAATGTTGTGTATACGTTTCCAGCATACCCATGTGATCGCTTGCATCTCAAAAGCTTTTAATGCCCGACCATTAAATCGTACTTTCTTACCTGCTTCTACATAGGCTTTTTGTATCTCAATATATTCTTTCTTTCCGATATTTGTCTTGTCGCTGGTTAAACCTTCACGCTGGTTATAGTAAATGTTTCTTGCATGCCCGTCTACCGTGCAAGTATCATCGCCCATAATGTTGCGATAGAATGACACAATTTTTTGCCCATTAAGAATCTCAATCACGCCATTATGGTCGGGCATTGCATCCAGAATAGACCATGCTTTGCGTTTCATGGCATTATATGTAGATACCTTTATGCTTTCAATATGATCGCCATTTATGTATGCGGTAATTAAATCTCTTGTATTGTCTACATTTCTTTCCCACTTATTATTAGGTGACAATGCGGCGCACACGCCGACAACAATGTGCAATGGCGTGTCTGTGTCTTGTGCAATACGCATGCATGTAGCTAACGCTGTTGCATACCAGACAATGCCATGTTTCTTTTCTTCTGGCGTTGCCATGCGGTAAATGTTTACAATGTTTTCAATAGTCATAAAAAATTCCTCTTCTCAAAACTTTCATGGATTAGAGCATATTTATTCATACTTGTCTATAATTATTTTCATGTATTGTGTTACAATTACATGAAATTATTCTGCCTAATTATTGTGCATCTGCCTATAATTTAATCAGCCTAACCTATTGATATTATTGTCTTTTATCTGCCTAGTTATTGTGCAGTGTATGTCTATTATTTAGGCACATTAAACACTCATTGCCTAATAATTGTGCAGTTTGTCATAATGCGTGCATGTTTTGTGCATGTTTTGTTCACGATTTGTTCTATGTACTTGCTTTGTTCACCTTTTGTTCACGATTTGTTCTTTCTGTCAACCCTAGTGAGCGCATGCAGTATATAATATGTTCACCTTTTGTTCACGATTTGTTCCACTAGCCGACCCTAGTGAGCGCATGCATACTATAGAATAAAAAAAAATAAAAAATTTTTGAAAAAAAAAAATAAAAAAAAAGTGACGGGGTTTTTTTGCCCCGCCACTAATAGCCTAAGATAAGGCCAATTCGATAAAACTAAAGATAATTAGAAAACACCACGAATATATTATTATCTCAATGATCTTTTCAAGCAGTGCCATGCGCCCTCGCTTCAAACCGTGCAGGGTCAAACAGGTTGTTATAGTCTGATAGTAATTCGCACCATGATGCGACAGACTCTTGAAACGCCATATCGTCTGCAAATAGTCCTGCATGATTGTCTTGGCGTAGTTTATCGGCTATTGCTTCAAAATGTTTTTTAGTCATAAAAAAGAGTGACGGGGTTATTAGCCCCGCCACTGCCCTATTTATTTAGAGTGCTGAAAAATTCCAAAACGAACGGTCTGTTTTTTTGCGCTCAAGATAAACGCTGCGTTTGCCAAAATGCAAACCCCTAGTCGTCTGTCCTTTACTGAGTCCGAATCGGCTTGTTGCTTTTCGTACTCGATAGAGTCCAGAGCGGCTGCCGAAGTTAAATCGGAAACCGTCGGTTCCATCATTTAGGCTTGCGCCTTTTTGAAAGAATGGATTTTTAGCTAGTTTTGAAGTCATTGCTTCACCTCTTAAATAGCCGCCATAAAAAAACCCGTGCGGTGTCGGCGGCGGCGGCCGAGGTTGCACGGGATTCACAATGTCAAACAGCACGGGGGGTGTCCCTCTTATTGTTTTTAGAATAGCAACCTATTGTTACAGTTTTATTACAGTTTTGTGACAGTTTTGTGAAATGTTTGTTCACGTTTTGTTCTCTTTCGTAAGTGATAATCATTCGCAAAAAGGATTCTTGCCCAATTTAGAATGTTTTTAAGAATCATTCGCAACCGACCCGCCCACAAAAAATTTTTGTCTGTATATATATATATATTACCCCTGCCATATACTGACCAAATTTAGGAACCTTTTCATAGACAGGGGGTGGGGTATTATTTCTAAAAATAAAACTACAAAAACACTGCTCTATTACTAGAAAAAAATAAGAGGGTATATCATAAAAAAAAACCACCACGGACGGGGGCATCCGAAGTGGTATGTAGTTTGTCTTGTATAGCTAGAGTTAATGATATATAATTACATGTACAGCGGGGGCAGCACAAGAACCAGGGTATAACTATTGCACCCTTTTACTTTAAAGTAAAATTAGTATAGCATACTTTCTATACTCTTACAATACTGATTCATAGGAAAAGATACATTGGAAGATCACGAATTATTACAAACTGAAACAAAGCCTGTTCCTGATTTTAAAAACTATATAGACTTTAAACTTAATATGGAACGATATATTAAGGCAAAGGCTAAGACAGACTTCCTTACATTTGTCCGTAAGACAGCCCCTACCCTGGTTACAGACTTTAAGATGGGTAGGCATATTGAGTTACTATGTGACAGGCTACAGAGGGTAGCTGACGGTGAGATTAAAAGACTTATGGTCTTCCTGCCCCCTCGTAGTAGTAAGAGTCTTATCACCAGTAAAATATTTCCTGCCTGGTATATAGGTAGAGAACCTAACCACGAGATTATGTCTGTCTCACACAGTGACCAACTGGCTAGTGACTTTGGACGTAGTGTCAGGGACATTGTTAATACAGAAGAGTTTCAGCGTACATTCAAGGGAGTGTCTCTCCGAAGTGACGTTAAGGCAGCTGGCAAGTGGAAGACAAACCACAATGGCTCTTACTATGCAGCAGGTGTGCGGTCACAGATTGCAGGTCGTGGCGCACACCTAGCCCTGCTGGATGACGTTATGTCAGAAGAAGACAGCTTCAGTGAGGCAGGTCGCAGATACATCAAAGAGTGGTGGCCTTCTGGTCTGCGTACTCGTCTGATGCCTAATGGTTCTATTATTATTATTAATACAAGATATCACTTTGATGACTTGTGTGGCTGGCTGCTCAAGCAAGAGTCAGAGTTTACGACAGAGCCGTGGGAAGTAATTAGTATCCCTGCATGGCTGGACGAGACTGCAGCAGACTTACTGGGTCTACCAGAAGGTACATCATACTTTCCAGAGTGGAAGCCAGACGAAGTATTAAAACTAGACGAACAAGAAATACGAGCAAGCAATGGGAGTAGATACTGGGATGCACTATACATGCAGAACCCATCGCCAGACGAGGGTGGGATTATCAAAAAGAACTGGTTTCAGTGGTGGGAATACGAAGATCCACCCCAGTGTGAATTTATTATCCAGACCTATGACACAGCCTTCTCTACTAAAAAGACGG